GAAAACTAATGTCTCGCACAATATGGGCTCCCATAACTTTTCTGTTATAAAACCGGGTTCAAAATTATTCTCACACATGAAATAATATTTGTAGTGTAGCATACCCTTTGATTTATTTATAAAGGGGGCTACAGGTCCCTTGTAGTTACGAAAACTATGTTTATTGTCTATATTAAATATGTCAACATCAAACACCGAGTTTGATTTTGATTCCATATATTTTAAGAAATCTATGCGTTTTATATGTCCTGGGTCAAAATACTTACTACTACATATGGAAGATATCATATTTGTTTTAATAATTGGTTTCTTTAATTGTGAATATGATTGTTCTAACTGCCAGAAGACGTTGTTATACGTAGGAGTTTTTCTACCAATAATTGCTAGATATTTATTTGGGTCTGGGTCTGCCCAATCGCCCCAGGTATTTACACCCCAATTCTTATTCTCACACCAAGGTTCCATTTGAAATATGATGGTTCTCTTTTTATCAAATTGCTTTACCCGCTCTTCAGCGCCAGTGTTAGGTTTATTAATAATAACAATATAGTCACATTCGCGTGATTCTGGCGATACTAATTCAATATTGTTCCAAATACAATATCGTTTTCCAAGATTACCAAATTCGATGCATGCTTGTTTGGATGTACAGTAGTTTGTAATTATTCCAACTTTAACATTGTCACCTGCGGTATATAATTTACTAGGATAGAGAGAATGAAAATGATTAATATTTGATTGGTGTAGCGATACTATTTTCTGTTCATCTAACGATTTGTAATATATTTTAGACCCAATCTCTTCATATCTGGTCGCGGAATCACATAAGAAATATTCGGCCTTCATCTTGTGAGCTATGTCTAATTTATCGCTTGTTATTAACTTTCGCGATAATATATGCGTTGTGTTTGCCCACCAGAAATTCCCAGAATAATGGTTTCCTAGCCAATTAACGCCGACACAATCAACTGTATCCAATTCCGAAATACAGACTTTGTATCTCTCTACGTTAAAATATAGCATTAACTTTATCCAATCATTAACACATTCATTACTAGTCGTGAACAAGCCTTTGGTGTGTAAATATAATAGTTTAGTTTTTTTATTTACTTTACAATACTCGTGAATCAAATTGAGAGTTATAGCCTCATATTCATTTGTATCGGGTGATAAATTATAAATGCGTATTTTATCCTTATCTAAAAAAATATGATTTTTTGAATCTAATACCAATCCAATATTGCAGATATACAACGCATCTATTTCATCGTATAGACCGCTTCTAACGATGCTTTCTATTATATCTTGTAGTCTAGATAATCCGCATTCTTCTATATAACAAGAGTGAATAAAACATACAATTTTCTCTGGACTCGTTATAATAGGGTCAATTCTCAAGGTTTCTGATGTATTCTGTATATCAGTATCAATTGACTTTCCTCCTTCATTCCATTCTGTAAATGCTATTTGTGGACGAATTTCTTTTTTAACTAGACTATGTATAGTTTTAACCGCAAGGTAATCAATACCGTGTTTTATCCCAGTTACACTCATACTTTGTAATATTTTTTGAGCACCCCTTTTATTAATACTGTAACAAAAGAAACCACCAATATATTTATCTAGTGCCAAATTGTATAATTGAATAGGGTCGTTATTATCATACATTGATTTAACACCTTCTCTAACATTATCAAACATACTATATCCTAACATTACCATATCTGTGCTTTCCAACGCATTTGTATTTTTATACAGCTCAGTGTACCAATTTGTTTTGAGTTTAATATCGTCCTCCATAATAACATAGTAATTATTTGTAGTGTCAGTCATTAATTCCTGCCACAATTCTATATGGCTAATCGCACAACCAATTGCGCCTGGATTGCTATTGAAGTCGTTTCCAATGAATGTGTGCAGTCGCGGGTCATCGCTCCGCAACAATCGGCCATCAACCGCATCCTTGAAATCGAATCTAGTGTCTTTCAATTCGCGTTTCATATTCTCTCGGCGGTCACTGCGACGCATTAGATTTATAACCTTAATTGGTAGAGTGGGTGGAGAATAGTTTAGTCCTTGGTCTACACCGTTCAACTCATAAGAATTTTTATCGGTATTACATCCTCGTTTACCGGATAGTTTTCCAATATGTATACATGAAATCGCATCAAAGTATGCAGTTTTGTATCCAGCATCCACGAATTTGGTCGCATAATCCAATTCAAAAAATGCGTTTGTAGTATTAAAATCACCGAGCGTTTCTAATACGTCAACTCTTGTTATTCCAGGACGAAAACTATAGTGAGGCCAATACCCACACGGCGAATCAGACGCGTCGTGTTTGTGTAGCAACAATCCGTCTTCCAGACGCGTTCCACATATCCAGCTGATATCCGAAATTATTTCGGCATATCCTTTGTTAAATAATACCTGTTTTACATGTTGGTCTGAATATTTATTAAGACAATCTATTCCTCGCGAAATATAATTGTCTGATTTTATAAATTCCCAATCGTCTTCTATGTGTATCCAATATCGTGCTCCGCTAGTTAGAACATAATTGCGTATCCGATTCATACTGCTGCGATGGCCTTTTTCATAATCTCCCTTTACGATAAATTCAATCCAGGGATATTCAATTGTTAGGCTTGCGAGTTCTGTTTTTTCAGTTCCATCATCGATACATATCATTTTATCCACCATACCGAAATCCCTCCAGTTGCGAGTCATAGATTTTATGGTTCTACGAAGAATGTCTGGACGCATACACGAAGTCATCGTGAGAACAACATTTACCGAACTTGAACAAGTGGCTGGTCGGAACTCGCCGTTAAAATCAAATATATTATTATATTTTTTGATATATGTATCTAGAATATTTCTATCCAGTTTATCCGAACCACCTGATTTATTGCTCATATATTTATATACATATTTTTGAACGAAGTTAAATGTCTTGTCAAGATAATCTTGAGCTGTAATGTCGTCGGGTATAAAATACCTACTATTGTGTATTGTATTTTTGGCTATAAATTCTGGTAAATATTCGAAATTATCATATAGATTTAATTGTGCTTGTCTACCCTTTTCATAATTACCGTATTTATATGCAACTATAATAATAGTGATATACATCTTATAGTCGTGTATCGAGTCGTTTATAAATAGAGTTTTGCCATCTCGTGGATTTATAGTGTTGGTAATGTCAATACCAGATATCAATATATTAGCCAGATTATATTGTTTACTGGTTAATAAGTGTTGAATTGCGAAATATAGACCCTCCCATCTTTTAGCGTCGTATGTTAATGTTAATAAGTAGTAACTCATCGCGTTACATATATTGTTTGATTTCTCTTCTAATACACCAATCATATAAGCCGCGTAGAATTTCTCTTGCTCACAACAATCCAGCGCAAGTGTTTTTTTGTACCATTCAATTGCTTTGTCAGGATTTTTCGCGTCCTTGTAGCTCTGCGCACAATAGAATGCATATCTATTCTTTAACCACGAAACGTCTGTATTATTAAATGCCTCTTCTAATATGACCGCGTCATCATTATATTTATTGGGGTTCATACTTCGTCGACCAGTTCTACCTGATATAAAATGATAATCCCCAGATATAAGCTGTATTTCGGTCATTTCATCCTGCCCTATGATCACCTCGTGTAGAACGCCAAAATATTTCCATTTTTTACGATTGTTAATGATAGCTGTTCTTTTATATGTAAATCCACCACCGAATAATATCATATAGCCGTCATCTGTTAAATCATTAGGAAGTTTAAAAGAACCGTGTATCTCATCATCGGCATCAAAAATAAAAAGGTAGTCTGTTTTATTGAATGCCGCCTCCAATGAAAGGTTTCTATTGTGTGAGAAGTCTCTCCATGTATGTCTGTGTATCTCCCCTGGTATATTCAAACACTTGAAAAAGTCTTGGATTATCTCTATCGTATTATCACTTGACCCAGTGTCGCATATAACCCAGTAATCTATTTTCACATATTTAATAATATTTATAAGGGTTTTTCCAATTATATGTGATTCGTCCTTCACAATCATATTTAAACATACAGTTTTCATTGTTTAATGTATATCGTGAATGTTTTTATTAATATTACAACTATATATATATGGCTTTCACCAGATTTCATGATGATAATTCCAGAATCGAAAAACAATTACAAGAGTTAACTGGTGCTGGTCGCTATATGATGAATGTGCCAGGTCCAGGCAATAAGCCTTGTTTTATGGATGACCCATACCTACGTTTACAACAATGGGGTGCGAATTTAAACACAAATTCTATTAATTTAGAGAGTGATTTAATGGGACTAACACGCTCCGCAAATAAAGACTGTTTAAATGCGAACAATTACAAAAAAAGAGCAGTTAAAAGTTCACGCATTAATTATCCTGTATGCCAGTCTATGACAGAACAACCTCGCGCAACCCATCCAGCTTGGACAGCAAGAGATTTAGAACAAGTTAAATGGGATATTCTCCCACACGACCCACAGGAACACACCGCCATACCGTTTCACAATAATTTAAATACGAGAATTCTAGAAAAGGACAACCATAAAACCAATTATCCTTCTCTCCAGGACAAAACTATATTGAGTGAGGGAATATGTATAGGTGGTAAAAATAATCCATTAATCAGTAGTTCATCGTCAATTAAGACACGATAAATATGATTGTTTTTATAACACATTTTAGTTTTTATAACACATTTTAGTATTTATACAAAATATTATATCATATTGTATATATATAAATGGCAATTGCGATACCATTAATAGCATTAGGTAGTTTATTTGTCATATCAAATTATAATAAATCGGATGAAAACGATGAAAATATTGAGGGATTTGAAGCACTATACCCAAACGATAACACCGACAAATATCATAACGCTGCTTCTCAAAACAATATAACCGCTAGTAGATTTCCAATAGAATCAGACACCGTGAATGATGGCAACGTGAATAAATATTCTAATCCTAATCAGACAACAGATAAATACTTTAAGCAAACCGGTGATAAGGTTTATCAGCGCGTGGTTACGACGAATCCACCCGGAAGTGTAGGGAGTGGAGTAATGAGACAGTCATCTCTTACAGGAGAGCCGTTGGATAAGAGTAATTTCCAACATAATAATATGGTTCCTTTTTTTGGAGGCAGAGTAAAAGGGGCCACGGTATCTGGTGATCAAGCCGAAAGTGCGCTTGATAATATGCAGGGTGGTGGGTCGCAACACAATCGTAAGGTGGAGGTCGCGCCAATGTTCAAGCCAACCAATAATATGCAACATTCTAATGGAACACCGAATGTTAGTGACTTCGTTCAGTCCCGAATGAATTCAAGTCTGAAGCAGTCAAACGTGAATCCGTTCGAATCAGTGTCGGTTGCACCTGGATTAGACAAAGGTTACAATACCGATGGCGGTGTTGGATTCAATAGTGGGATGGAGGCGCGCGATAAGTGGATGCCTAAATCTGTAGACGACCTACGTGCAGGAAGCAATCCCAAAGTATCATTCGATTTAAATGGGCATCAGGGACCAGCCAATTCAATAATTAAAGAATCTGCCAATATTAAATCACAAGGTAAGGTGGAGCAATATGCCCCAGATACGTATTATGAGGTCGGTCAGGAGAGATGGTTTACTACGACCGGAATTCAAAAAGCCCCTACCGCTAGAAGTAATGAGATTGTTCCTGATACGAATAGAAAGGATACGTCCTCTGAATACTATGGACCACAGGCAACGCAGAATAGCGCCAGCTACACAAAGGGTGTTTACAAGCAGCCTCGTCGCGTCGAACTTAAACCGAATGATGTTACAAATATATCCGCGATTGGGTATAATAATGGTCCTGCTAACGACTATGGTGTGAAAGGATATAAACCTCTACCAAATAACCGTTCCACTACGACCCACGCCGAAAATATGGGAGGTGTTCATGGTATGGTGCGTGCGGTAATAGCACCCGTATTAGATGTATTGAGGCCGTCGCGCAAAGAAAACGTAATTGGTAATATTCGCCCCACCGGCAATGCTGGTAGTTCGGTAGCCAAAAATCCCGTTTGGAACCCGGCTGATAGGACCAAGGTGACAAATCGCGAGATGACAGAGGGTGCGGTCGATGGAAAGTATCTAAACATAGGTCGTCAAACATCCGATGGATATAGCGTCACCGACCACCAACCGGTTAAAGTTCAGAGGGACACTACAAACAGAGACTATTCTGGAATAGCTGGTCCTAACTCATATAATGGTGATAAAAACTACGAGGCCGCATACAATCAGCGTAATAACGTAAATAAAACCTATGAAAATAGACCGAATCAAGGAGGGACTCAAATATTTAACCAGAACGACAACATATCTATTAACAGACGTGATGCCGACAGAAACAATAATCGTATGTGGGCGCCGAGTATAGGGTCTACCACGATACCATCAAAAGACACATATGGAAAACAGATTACACCGGAATATAACAACAATAAGTATAATGATGGACGTATCAATCCAGACCTATTAAATGCTTTCAAGGACAATCCATATACGCAGAGTTTAGCAAGTTGGGCATAGTTACGTAATATTATTATTTTATGAAATATTAATATTAAATATATTTTTTTATTACTATCAATATGAATAACGTTACACACAAGGATTTAATTCATACAGATATAACTGATAAATTAAATCACTTTATAAGTGAGAACAAAATCCCCAATATAATATTTCACGGTCCTAGTGGTGCTGGAAAACGCACTATAGTTCATAAATTCATAAATGATATTTATGATAACGACAAGACTAACATTAAAAATAATGTGATGTATGTATCTTGTGCGCATGGTAAAGGTATAAAATTTGTAAGGGACGAATTAAAACTGTTTGCCAAAACACATATTAATTTTAAAAATAAATATCTATTTAAAACCGTAATACTATCAAACGCTGATCAGCTTACTATAGATGCTCAATCTGCGTTAAGGCGTTGTATTGAGTTGTTCAGTCACTCTACGCGGTTTTTTATTATAGTTGAAGACAAATATAAATTATTGAGACCAATATTATCTAGGTTTTGTGAGATTTATATACCTCACCCCACGATTAATGATATTAAGGTCAATCTTCATATATATCACAAGAATACGAAGAGTAAATACAAGGTAGACCGTGAGAAATGGCTTAAAAAATATCTCAAGAACCTAAAAATAAATAACTATAATGAGTTAATTAGTATTTCAGACAAACTATACAACAAGGCATATTGTGGTTTAGACATTATTGATTATTTTGAAATGTCTGATTGTGATATGACAAAAAAATACCAGTTATTGCTCGCATTTAATAAAGTTAAATTAGAAATAAACAACGAAAAATTGTTAATTTTCTTTATTTTAAATAACATTTATTTATGTTCAAATGTGGATTTAGAAAATATGTCTTTTATGTAAATGGATGATTATTCGTTAGCAAGTTTGTCGGAATCCAAAAATGAATGGTGTTCGAGGCTGGTAAATACGTTAACTCCCGCGATAATTGATGGATTACGGTCAATATATAACGAGTCTCTTCAACTCTGTATAGAAAATGACGAGGAAGACAAATATTTAATGACGTTTCAGACATTTCTAAGCAGGATTCCTCAATGGAACGAGACAATTATTAAGGCGGAGAGAGAGCGTATTGAAAATACAACAAATTGTGGTTATTTAGAAGAATTAATCACGTGCGTACATGTAATTCAACTGAAAGCACTAACTTGCGTAAGAGTTGGGGCGAAGCAAAAGAAGGTTGACATTGATATCCCGTCTAGTGATGGATTTGTTCATAATGTATATGTTAATTCGGCACGAAAAGTTTATACAAACATTTATCTCTTTGAGAAAGATATCCCACCTTTAGATATTCAAAAAAATAGTCGCGAATTGGAAATCATAATTAAGGAGAGCATTCTTAACAGTATTCGCGATACGATGCCTATTGATAAGATTTTATTGGCGTATATGGGCGAGACCGAGGAAGAAGACGTTGTGGTAGAGGAGAAAATTATTCACGAAGAGCTACCAGAGCCCATCAAGGCGCCAGAGCCCATCAAGGCGCCAGAGCCCATCAAGGCGCCAGAGCCCATCAAGGCACCAGAGCCCA